ATATTATGAACTCGATAATTATGGGCCTAAATCCGATATACTTCGTTATTATATCTTAAATGAATATGGAGGTGTGTATGTAGATACAGATTTTGAATGCATTAAATCCATTGATTTTCTTTCTTATCTATCCTTTTATGCAGGATTTGGATACCCAAAAGAATTGGAGATATACGTAGGAATACTTGCATCCGTTCCACATCATCCTGTCATAGTTGCGGCGTATGACAGAATACAAAGGGTTACAGTACGAGAAGTAATGTGTTCCACATTGAAAAGCACAAGTTCCTATTTCTTTACAAATGTCTTTTTCAGTGTAGTGAGAAGTTATCAAGAGGGTGTTGTAGTGTTCCCTACCAGATATTTTTACCCATTTTCTAATAAGGAAAAAATTGAGGATGTTAAAACGCTACAACGACAGCAACGATTGAAAGAAGAATCATTTGGTATTCATCATTGGGAAGTGTCTTGGTGTGATACTTCCAAATTATATGATTGGATACAAGGAGATAAGTTTGTGGATATAGCGGATTATGTGTACACACCTAAGGAACTTGCACATGATGACTATGGTAAGTACAAAAATACATTTAATCCTTCCGTATTTGAAGAAGATAAAACTTATCTTATATACACATCCTATCCTTACTTGTTGAGGTTGTTAAATATATTGAAATATTTGAAAGGGAAATTTGTTGTGCTTGCACACAATGGAGACCAACACATAGAAGGAGAGTACATTGTTACTATGGATGGAAGGGGGGAAATTATAAAAAAAGACCCTTTACAAATACCAGAAAATGTTTTGTGTGTGTATGTAACTAATGCCAATTCCACTAACCCAAAGGTTAAAGCCTTACCTCTTGGATTACAAAACGCCATGTGGGGGGATGGGAAGAAGAAAAAGATGGCAACGTTGATAAACTCTGAAAAAGATAAACCTCGCCATCGTCTTGTGTATATGAATTTCAACATAAAAACAAATGTAAAAGAGAGGACAAAGGTTTGGGAATTGTTTAAAGATAAGACTTGGATCACGAAGGAAGAATATAATGGAAAAGCTACAAACAATTATTTGGAGCAATTAGTAAGACATAAATACGTATTGACTCCAGTGGGAAATGGTTTAGATACACATCGTATGTGGGAGGCATTATATCTTGGATGCATTCCTATAATGTTACGAGAAGAATGGAATAAGGATTTTCGTGATCTTCCTATTTGTTTTGTTGATGATTGGGGGCAGGTTACAAGTGATTTTTTAAAAGCACAATATGAGATAATAAAGAGTAGAGAGTTTGATAAGGATAAATTACAATTTACTTATTGGAAGAATGAAATATTAAAGCAGTTATGAAACGTGCATTAGTGTTTGGAGCAGGAGGATTTATTGGAAGTCATCTTGTCAGAAGACTGAAAGAGGAAGGTTATTGGGTGAGAGGAGTTGATTTAAAGTATCCACAGTTCTCAAAAACAGTGGCAGATGAATTCTATATTAAGGATTTGCGTTATTTGAATAATGTGGACACAGTATTTAACAGAGGATTTGACGAATTGTATCAGTTGGCAGCGGATATGGGTGGGGCAGGATTTGTGTTTACAGGTGATAATGATGCAGACATAATGCACAATTCTGGAATGATAAATTTGCATACTGCAAAAAGAGCAACGGAGGTGGGTGTAGGTAAAATATTCTTTTCAAGTTCAGCTTGTATCTATCCACAGGAAAATCAAACCAATCCGCAGTCTCCACATTGTGAAGAGTCTTCTGCTTATCCAGCTCATCCAGATTCAGAATATGGATGGGAGAAACTGTTTAGTGAACGATTGTACTTTGCCTTTGCTCGTAATTATGGATTGGATATTCGTATTGCTCGTTTCCACAATATCTTTGGACCTGAAGGCAGTTGGAATGATGGTCGTGAAAAAGCTCCTGCCGCATTATGTCGTAAAGTAGCAATGGCGAAGGATGGTGATGAGATAGAAGTGTGGGGTGATGGAGAACAAACTCGGTCATTTCTTTACATTGACAAATGTGTGAATGGTGTACGTATTTTAATGAATGCAGAGAAAGCATATGAACCTCTTAATATAGGCTCTGAAGAAATGGTTACAATAAATCAATTGGCACAAATGATAATTGATATTTCTGGTAAGAGATTAAACATACGGCACGTACCAGGTCCACAAGGTGTAAGAGGCAGATGTTCGGATAACACGTTAATAAAGAAATATCTTAATTGGGAACCTGTTTTCCCACTTATTAAAGGATTGGAATTAACGTATGATTGGATTAATAAACAAGTAAATGGAAAATAAAAAGACAATAGTGTTGGTTTGGAAAAGCGGAGGAGATTTTCACTTCCAGGATGTGGAGCTTATCACTCGACACATCTTGGGAAAGTGGAGGTTACCTGTGAAGCCTAAGATCATTTGTCTTTGGGATAAGAAAACACATTATGATATAGGTAACATTGAGTTTATTCCACTAACGAATGATTATCCAGGTACATGGTCAAGAATGGAACTTTATAGTCCTGCAATGGAACAATATCGTCCTTTCTTATACGTAGATTTGGATACAGCAATTATTAATTCATTGGAGTATATATTTGAGTTAGTAAAAGATGAAAGTCAATTTATTACACTTGAGGATTTTTGGCAGAAAGGTAAATTAGCAACCGGTCTTGTGTGGTTTCCTGCAAAATCAGAAAAGATAAAGAAGGTATGGGATGCTCGCAAGAATATATCTTTCGGTGCAAGAATGGATTATTTCCTAAGGCAAATCATTGAACCGGACACTTATTGGCAGAGATTAACTACGACAATATATGATTTCAAACCGAGACGGGACAACGTCTTAACGCATTTACCAGAGGATGCCGATATGGTGTGCTTCCATGGTAAGCCTCGTATTTTTCAAATCATTGCGTCTTCTATGAGTATTCCTTGGGTGCAGCGATATGTTGAACAGACTGTATTTTCAAAATTTGCAAATATTGAAAAGTTAGTGACTGTTATCATCCCCTACAATAAGGACAGAGGATATTTACAGGAGGCAATAGGCAGCGTGCCAAAAGATGTGCAGTTATTGTTAAGTCAGGGGGAGGGCAATTGGCCTGAAAATTTTAATAAGGCTTTGCCAAAAGCCACCGGCAGATACATAAGATATTTGCATGAGGATGATATGCTTACAAAGGATTGTATTTATGAATCTGTGACAGCGATAGAAAAGCAAGGAGTGGATTTTATTCACGGCAACGCCATTGAGAAGTCCTCCAAAAGTAATAAAACGTTTCATTATATTCCTAAGATAAAAGTACCTACATTTCGACAGTTATATACAAATAACTGTATTCATAGTGCTACGTTGATGTATAGGAGAGAAGTATTTGATGAATTAGGAGGATTTGACGAAACGCTGAATGCTTCGGAGGAGTTGGAGTTTAATTTAAGATGCTTAAAACACGGGTTAAAAATAGGTTATTGTCCCCGTTTTTTAGCGATTTACCGAAGGCACGATCAGCAGAAGGTAGTTGTACTGCCTTTAATAGAAAAACGCAAGGAAAAGGCTAAAATACTGCAAAAATACAAAGTATGATTATACAAGCACCCATATTAATTACAGGTATTCCGAGAAGTGGAGCTTCGATAGTTGCTGCAATAGTAAACTATTGTGGTGCGTTTGGAGGTGTGATGGCTAAACCAAATCAATCCCCCAATAGGGGAATGTTTGAAAATGTAAGGATAAAGGAAACCGTTGTTAAAAAATATCTTACAGATATTGGTGTAGATGCAAGCGGGCAGTATCCTTTGCCTCATACAAAATATCTTACCATACCGACGGATTGGAAAAACAGAGTAGAGGAATGCATTGTGGAAGAAGGTTATAAAGGTGGTGCTTGGATGTACAAGGATTCTCGTTCTTCTCTATTGTGGCCTATATGGCATTTTGCTTATCCGGATGCAAAATGGGTTATTGTACGCAGGCGTACAGCAGATATAGTACAATCTTGTATTAAGACAGGATTTATGAAAAAGTTCAAAGAGCAAAAATATCAGATGGCAGTAGAGGCAAAAAATGAAGCAGAAGGTTGGCTATGGATGATACATCAATACGAAAATAAGTTTGTTGAAATGATTACGGAAGGTCTGAATTGTAAAGTTATCTGGCCTGAAAGGATGGCACGTGGAGATTACAGACAACTGTATGAATTGTGTGAATGGGTAGGTGTACCTTGGAATGTTGAAGCGTTGGGTTTGATTAATCCTATGTTTTTGAAAGTGATAGCAAAAAGAAAGGAGGGATAAAATGGCAAGAGTTACAGCGGATGACGTGAAATTAATTATGGATAATTGCACGTTGGAGGATACAAAAGTGGATGCATATATAACGGCTGCTGCGGAGTTGGTTGATCAAGTGTTTGCTTCTGATGCAATTATTACAGACACACTATTGACGGAGATAGAGAAATGGTTGACGGCACACATGATAGCTTCATCATCTATGCGTACTGCCAGTGTGGAACGTATTGGACAAGCAGAAATAAGATATACCGGAGTGTGGGGAAAGATGTTAGAATCTACACCATATGGACAAATGGTACTTACTTTGGACATTACAGGGAAGATGGCAAAGATGGGTAAAAGAACTGTAAGTGTATATGCAATTGAAAACTTTGATGATTAAATGCCATGGGATTAGATTCATATATGCAAAGAGTTTGTACCGATACCGCAGTGTATTGGGGCAGTCCACAAGAGGATGGTTATGGAGGTAAGATATATGACACTCCTGTTGATATTTCTTGCTTCTGGGAAGATACAATACAGGTATTTCAAAATACTAATGGAGAAATAGTTATATCCAAAGCCGAGGTATTTGTATTACAGGATGTAGATGAAAATGGAATACTGTATCATGGGAGTCTAAGTGATTTGAGTGAAAGTGAAAAAAGTGATCCTTTAAGTGTGGAAGGTGCTTATTTTATACGTAAATTTGAGAAACTTCCAGCGTTGGGGGGAACAAGTGAGTATATTAGAAAGGTTTATTTAACACCGCAGTAATTATGGCAATAGGTAACATATCAGGTTCAGTCAGTCCTAATACAAGGATAAAGGATTTTGACGTTGTCTTATCCAATCTTAACAGAGAGATCAAGAAGATTGAAGGCAATAGTCTGAGAGGATTGATTTTGGTTTCTGCTTTTATAAGGAATGAAACAGAACATAAACCACCTCTGACACCTGTTGACTTAGGTAATTTGCGGAGCTCCTGGTTCACAGTCACGGCAGAAGGTCGTGGGAAGGAAGATAGACACAATAAACCTTTTGTAGGTCCAAAGCGTGGTGTTTACACATCGGAACATCAATCCACGATCGAGGAGTGCAGAGGGCTTGTAATAGGTAATGAAAAAAGCAAGAAAGGTAAATACTTAATGATGGGGTATAGTGTGAACTATGCTTTGTATGTTCATGAAATGCAAGGAGCTCGTTTTAAAAGACATGGAGCAAATGCAAAATGGTTTCAAACCGCTGTTATGCGTAACAGGGATAAAATACTTGAAATTGTAAGGGAAAATGCAAAAATAGGAAAGTAATGAACCCACCGAGTGTAGATATTGTAGATATGCTGGAAATGTATGGAGATTCTTCAGGTACTGGATTATCCTTCAAAACAAATTTGTTTGTAGGAAAAGAACCTAATAAACCTGATGATTGTGTTACTATATTTGATACACCAGGATTTCCTCCTGCCTTAGGACTTACGGATCAAGGTTATGAGTACCCTTCCGTTGAGATATTGGTGAGGAGTAGGGATTATTTAAGTGGTTGGGATTTGGCAAATAGAATAAAAGATGCCCTTCACGGTCGTAATCATGAGACTTGGAATGGCACTTTATATACAGTTATCTCCTGTGTCAACGGGCCAAACCTGTTAGATTGGGATGATAATGGGAGAGTTCATTTTAGTATTAATTTTAATATTCAAAGACACAATTAAAAAAGGAGGTTAAAATGTCCACAAAAGCTGTTGCAAGTGTTGGAACATATTTTCAGAGATGGAATGGAAGTGCATGGGTCACAATCTCTGAAATAAATTCCATTACGGGACCAGGTATGTCCCGTGACACTATCGAAGTGACTTCTCTGGATTCCACCGGAGGGTATAGGGAGTTTATTGCTTCATTTCGTAATCCTGGAACTGTTACACTCTCAATGAACTTTACAAGGTCTAATTATGACTTGTTTAAGCAGGACTTTGAAAGTGATACAGGAGGTAATTACAGAATTGTACTGCCTGACACTGAATCAACCATTGTAGAGTTTGAAGGTCTGGTAACTGAACTACCGTTGTCTATCCCCACAGGAGATAAGATTACGATGGATGTTACTATACAATTAAGTGGTTCGGTTGAAACAGATTCTGGTGCAAGTGCCGGATTAGGTATGTAAAAATTATTAATTTTGTAATCTAATCAAGATTTATTTTTTAACCATTTAAAAATTACTAATCATGGGAACAGGAAAATTATTAGACAGGAGTTCTTTACTGAAAAAGGAAGAGCTGGAAATCGTTAAAGTTGAATTTGAAAACGGCGATTATGTGTATGTCAAACAAATGACTGGCAGGGAGAGAGATCAATTTGAACAGTCATTGCTTAGAAGTCGTTTTGACAACAAAGGCAGATTAGTGAGTACAGAACAAGCATTGGAAGACTTTCGTGCAAAACTTGCTGTACTGACACTTTGTGATGAAACGGGTAAGTTGCTATTGACTCCAGGTGATTATGCTTTATTAAGTCAAAATATGAGTGCAAAGCACCTTGAGAAGATTGTGAATGAAGCACAGAAATTAAATGCCATTACAGAAGAGGATAAGGAGAGTATGGTAAAAAACTCCGAAGCCGCCCAGGAAGGCGGTTCTTATTCCAACTCTGTAGAGAATTAGGAGTGATTCATCCAGATTATTTGATGGATAGACTTACTTCTGCACAAATAAGTGAATGGGAGGCTTATAGCAGATTAGACCCAATAGGTAGTTGGAGGGATGATTACAGGATGGCTTACATAAGTTCCGTTATAACGAATTTAATGATAAGCGTGTATGGACGAACAAATGCAAAGTTGACTACACCAAATGATTTTATGCCTAATTGGGGCATTGAGGAGGGGAGTGAACAAGAAGTCAAAAAGCAGTCCGTTGAGGAGATGAAACAAATACTATTGAGTATTGCTAATGCACAAAATAAAAAGGTACAGGCAGAAAATGTAAACAAATTCACACCACCGAAAGCATTAAGACAACCCAAAAATAAGAAACAATGAACCTTGGAACGCTGATAGTAACTTTGGGAGCAGACACCAGTGGATTGATGAAGGCTCGTACTGCCATGATAAGATTTCAGAAAGATACTGTTTCTTCTCTGGATACTATGGCACAGAAGTTACGTACCTTTGGTTATCTGGCTACTACACAGTTGACTGTACCAATCGTAGCGGCAGGGAAAACAATGATTGAAACTGCCAAAGACTTTGAATTTGCAATACAAAAAATGGTTGGTTTGGCAGATGTTGCACAGAATGTTGCAAATTCATGGGGAAAGTCTGTATTGGAGATGTCAAAGTTAACAGGAAGGAAACCTAAGGAATTAGCGGAAGGTTTGTATTTTATTGCATCTTCTGGTATTAAAGGAGCAAAGGCTTTGGATGTTTTGCGTGCCTCTGCAATGGCAGCGGCTTCAGGTATGGGGGAAACGCAAGAGATTGCACAAGTGTTAACCTCTGCAATGAATGCTTATGCCAATACCGGTAAATCTGCAACATATTTTACGGATGTTCTTGTGGCAGGTGTAAGAGAAGGTAAAGCAGAGGCATCCGACTTTGCTCGTTCTTTGGGTGCAGTTATTCCTGTGGCATCCAATTTGGGTGTTACTTTTGATCAGGTTGTAGGAGCAATGGCAGCAATGACATTAACAGGTTCTTCCGCTGCAAATGCTTCTAACTATCTGCGTGCCACATTCAACACTCTATTAACTGCGAATAAACAAGGTGCACCTGTATTAAAAGCCATGGGGTTGTCTTATGAACAATTACGTCAGATATTAAAAAAGCCTGACGGACTTGTAGAAGTAATGCAAAAATTGGCGAACATACAAGGAGAGTTTGGAGATGAAGCATTACGTGATGTAATCCCTAATATACGTGCTTTAACGGCTCAAATGAGCCTTACAGGCAGGAATGCTAAATATAATTCAGAAATGATGAATCGGATAACAAATTCTGCCGGTTCATTAGGAAAAGCATTTGCAGCGATAGCAGATACTATTAAACAGAGATATGATCAAGCATTATCCTCTGCCAATGTTTCATTAATATCGTTAGGAAAGTCCATTGCGGAATCCTTCTTGCCTATATTGGAAAAATGGGTTAAGAAATTGGATGGATTAACTGAAAGTTTCAATAAATTAACGGCTGCACAAAAAGAAACAAGAATTGAGATAGCCAAATGGACAGTTTTGATAGGACCAATTGTGCTATTGAGTAGCCTTGCAATTTACACATTTACAGGATTGGCACGTATTACAAAAACACTTGCAAGTGTATTTATATACTTATCCATTGCTACGAAAGGATTAGCAACATCGTTTAAGTTTGAGAGTTTACGGGCATTGATGACAATGGCTCCAGGATTAACACGAGTGCTATTCTCTCTGGGAGGAGCTATTGCAGGAGTAGCTAAATGGCTCACTCCTATCGGTGCGTCCGCCGTAGGTGTAGCAGCAGGTGCTGGATTGCTTGCAAAAACTTTGATTGGATTAAAGAAAAGAACAGAAGAAGCAGCAATAAAGAATAATTCATTTAATACCACATTGGTAGAGATTTCTGGTAACTTGAAGAAAATGAAAGACCTTAGTGAAATTGATTTCTCTACCGCTTCTGTGGAAGAGTTAACCAAAGTATTGAATCAGGCTCAGAAAGGTTATGCGGAAGCAATAAACAATATACGCAATGCTGCTAAATTAGCAGGGGTAACAGTAGATGAACTATTTGCTGGTAAAGGTAAAGCACGAAAATGGCAAGGTTTTGTTGAGATGCAAAGTCAAGCTGCTAAAGGTTTCTTAGACATAGCAAATGCTGCCAATGTAGCATTAGTAGCAAGTGGCAAAGCCTATGAGGAACAAATGAAAGCATTAAAAGAATCAGAAGAAAGCAGGAGAAAAGCTGTACAAGCAGAGGATATAAAGAAAATTAATGATGCCTTTGATGATTTGGCACAAGGGGAAAGGTACATTGCAAGAATGACTGAATTGTTTGGTGTGGAATTTGATGCCACATCAGAAAAGATACAGTTATACAATAAAGTGTTAAGTACGCTGGCGGGCACAACTTTACCTTTGACGGACAAGAGATTGGTTGAGTTGAAGAAGAAATTAGAGGATGTCCGTATGACAGTACCCTTACAGACTGTTAAAATGCCAGAGTTTCCAGGTCTTGATAAACTACATGCAGAGATACAAGCCTTGGATCAAGCATGGAAAGACATGGGAGCGGATATGAATGGTGCATATGATATATTTTATAGGAATGTTAAAAATAGTTATCAGAAGCAATTAGAGGCATTAGCAAGCGAACATGATGTAGGATTGATTTCAGAGAGGGACTATCTGCGGAGAAGACATGCATTGATAATGGCTTCCACAAAGGCAGGCAGTAGGGAAAGACTACGTGAGATGAGGGCGTATAGTAATGAACTTAGGCAATTAAATGTTCAAGATGCACAACTTTATCTTGAATCCGCTGCAACTGCCGTACAGACATTTTCCAACATGCTTCAGGCAGCAAAGGAACGGGAATTAAAAATGGCAGGTAAAAGTGCAAAGAAACGTGAAGAGATAGAAAGAGCATATTTCAAACGTGAAAAGGCATTGGCTATTGCGGAGGCAGTGATTAATGGAGCATTGGCTGTAACAAATATACTGGCACGTGTACCGGCAGGGCCGCTAAATCCTGCCTCATGGGTAGCAATAGGAATAACAAATGCAGCAACGGCAGCACAGATAGGCATCATTGCTGCACAAAGGATGAAGAAAGGGGGTATTGTTCCTCCTGGTTATCCTAATGATTCCTATCCCGCTTTGCTTTCATCAGGTGAAACAGTGCTGCCTCCAAAATCTCTGCAAAATATCTTTGAAGTTAATCCATTTATGGGAAAAGTAGAGTTTGTAATAAGTGATGATGTACTTATAGGATTTCTTGAAAAGGCATACACGAAAAAGAAATTGTATTAAACATGGCATACGGACTTAAATATGTATCTAATTTTTATAACAGGCACAAAACCCTTGTCTCTGTGAAGTTATATAAAAAAGATTACGTTGGGGATAGTGTTGATATCCGTACGCAGGAAGTTTCTTTGGGTTGGAACTATCAAGATGAAAACACTCCTGTTGCTGGTACGGGAGTGAAGATTGTAATTGTAAATGATAAGAATGATTTTGATTATTTTTCTGATATATTGACTGCATATGAGAAGGATTTTAAGTGTGTTGTAGAATATGGAGGAGAGGTTGTATTTGAAGGATATAATACATTGGAGTTAAATGAATTAAGAAT